AAGACATTTTCCGACGCATCTCTTGTATGCGCAGCATCAGAGCCAGGCGTATCTGGATACGATCCGTCATTCTCATCGCCACCTCTCACAGTGTTTGCTGTAGACTCTGCGCTCGACGCTCCAACTGCTCCACTTTTCTGTGGCATGTAAGGAACTTGGTCGATTCTGCGCGGTTGGTATCCAACAGTATCACGCAACTCATCCTCAGTGAAAATACCACTGTTAACCATGAGGGCTAACTGACGATATGCTTCCATTTCAGATGCAGCAAGTGAGAGTTCAATCTTGATGTCAAGTTTTTCCACAGGGAATGAATCATCAATCTGTCTAAGTCTTTCACGAATTACAGACAACATTGCAGGTTTAATCTTCTTTGCAATCTGTACAACTTTACTTGATACATAATTACTAATTACAAGTTCTGATGCATATGAACCAGCGCCTTTACCATTCACAGTTGAAGGTGGTACATTGAGTGCTGTCCAGATATGATCTTCAATCTGACTTATCAGGGCGTTGACATCCATGTGTGCGCCCATTTCGCCGCCCACCTGTTTAATGTCAACGGTGTCAAGCGTGACATATCCCTGATCTGGAGCCTGCTCTGCAATGTTGGTAACATAAGTCTGCATGAAAGACTCTGCATCTAACTTTGCCGCCGTCCGTTTTGCCGTCCAAGATGTGCCATCATATTTATCTAAAGAATAAACCTCTGCCTTAATCTTGTGGTGTTCTCTTGGTATACTTCTTGCTCTTGCAAGAACGTCAAGAATAGTTATCTGCCTCTTCCACCAAACACTCAATACAGTTCTGTGTAGTGGTGATATTGCATATATACCATAGGTTCGTCTACCCATTTGGTCATTACATATCTGTGGAGTGTCTTTATACTTTATATGTATAAACTTACCTTTAGGATACACCTTTCTCTGGAATACATTGAGTCCACGTTCATTAACCACAAGGAAGTTTGCTTCGGTATGAATGTATGAGTTGTTTACATTATTAATTTCTGATTCATCAGCAACAAATGTTACATATTCGGGTGGCAGAATAGTGAGAGTCTTATCATCATTAATAGCGAGATATGCATTACCGTATGTCATGAGCATTTCAGTAAGCGCTTCAAACTGGTTCTGAACACATGCATAGTCCATTATTTCATTTGCAATTTCAAGCATACGCTTTTCTTTCTCATCCTGAACATCGCCCGCCCTGACCGTACAACCCTGCACAGACTGTGCCACAAGCGTTGAAATCCTGTCGATTGCTCCACCAATTTCGGGTTCCCATGTAAGCAACTGCGAGTAAACCTCGTTATCAGTCATATTCTGGAACGAGGACAGGTCTACCATCTGCCCAACAAGATTGCTGGTAATACGCTTCTGCGCTGCAATCTGTGTTGAACCTGTCGTCGCATTACCAATCGACTGCCCAAAGAATGCCTTTATCTTCTCAAACATCACTGCACCTTCTCAAGTTTGTCACCAAATTCAACACACAATTCCCAAACCCTACTTCGTGCCTCAACTTCGAGGTCAGGATTAGACTCTATAACTGCTTCAAAAAGTTTTTCTATATTAATATATTTCATCGTTCTCACCTAAAAAGTCCTTGCCATTAAGAAGTTGGGTACTATGTCCATTGGCGCTTTGTTTGTAAGATACCATACAACATTTGCCACACAGTCTGCAACGTCTTTACTTCCATTAAGAGGGTGGTCTACGTTTGGCTTTGCTCCGCCCTTAATGACTAATTGTTCTAATTCTAACTTTAAGTCCTGATCATATACGACTTCGAGTTTGCCCTCACACATCATCGAGCGCACCATGTCGTAATCAATTTTCTTCACAATATGCTGCTCCGTGACCATACCCATATCATGAGCCATCTCTATGATGTCAGGGAACATCCATGTGTCGTGAATAAGTGCATATATACTTAATGAACTTGCTGCTTGCTTTATATAATCACGTATAATTGACGGCTTGATGATTACTTCACCATCTTGTCGTCTGAACTTTGTTACACCATCTACATGTATTATATTATTATCATCTCTCCATCCAACAGCCACACCGAATGAATCGTTCTTAACTGCAGGATCAATTGCCATGACACGCATCTTGCGATTGTCTGGTAAGCGAAGTGGATAATCTAATACATTGCGCATCTGTCGCAATTGAACACCGTCAGGAAACTGCACACCCGACCACATTGAGGGTTCACAGCCATAGTCACGCCAAAAAGTCGGCATATCAAACTGAAATTCTTCCATCAATTGTGCTTTAGTAATGTGCGGATTTACTTCCCATGTCGGCAGTTTATATGCAAGAGTTGTCTGTTCATACTGTGCTTTGTTCAGGAGCGTTGATGTTATACTTGTAGACGACATCAATGAGGACAATACAAAGATGTGTCCATCCATTCCTAATGTTGCCGTCGCCTTACTTATAGCAGCATAAACTTCCTGCGCACCCAATTTACTTGTGGTTTCTGCAAATAAATCCATCTCATCGAAGCAAACCATCTTAGAAGTTGTACCTCGTCCTGTGTTTGCCCACGAACTGAACGGTTTTATGACCACATGTTTAGATGGCGATATGATTTCTTCTGTTTTTACTCTCCAATCTGTCCAAGATTGTACCCATTCGCTGCCCTCAAGCATGTTTTGTATGTTATAAAACACACCATCAGTCACCTGACGCTCTGATGGCGCAATAACTGGTAGAAAAATTGGCTGCCCTTTGAGTAAATGGTAATATTCTGACGGATTTTCAAGGCTACAGATGTCAAAAAACTCATAACATGACATCATTCCACCAAGTGCAGTCTTGCCTGACCGCATTCCCAAGCCAAGCACCATCTTTTTATAGTAAGGAGTGGGGATTCCTTCATATTTGTGCTTATAAAATGCCCTCATTATCTCTGCTTGCTTAGGAAACATTGGTGTTTTCAAGATTTCTTCAATAAACCAAACAGGATCACTCTTTGCTTTGACGACTGTTGTGATATAATTGAGTGAATCGAGCGATAAATTATCAGCATCAACAAGTGTAACCTTTGCATTTGTCATTTTCCATTCCCCAATAGTTTCTTTTGCGTGTCTACTGCATCAAGAATTATTTTCTGACAGTCTGGACACACCTTTGTTGCAATGATATTAGTAAGTGTAAGATAATTCGCTCGCATATCGAGCACACTCTTTTCGAGCGCTGCTGTATTGTCGTCGTTAATTACTTTGGTTATGTCGCCAAGCAGCCGAAGAGTTTCACGAATCTCTTTGGTCAGAGTCGTAGCACTCCGTATAGTGTCACTATTAACTGTACCGGACGCCATAACCTCTTCGAGCATTCCATTTAGGTCGCTCCCCATTTGGTCGAGTCGGCGTATATAAAAGTCTTTGTCATATGTGCGGTTAAGGTCTGCAGGCTCAACAAAGGAATCTTCGTTGTGCTTATAAATGTGCTCCTCAACATCCGCCTTCTTCATACCAAAAGCGATCATCGCTTCTTTGTGCGTCTTGTTACCTAAAGCAAGCGCCTCTGTCCATCTTGCCCCTCTGCGATCTTGACACAGTGGACATTTACTTTTTTCCATTTTTAATTACCTCACACGACACTGCGATGAGCGCTTCGAGTGCAAGTTCATACTCTTTGTCGTATGCCTTCTTGCCTCTCAATTTGTTAGTAAAATTTTTTATAGTATCTGCATTCATTTATTACACTTTCCACATGTATTACATTTACTTGTATCATTACATGCCTGTTGGTCGATGCCACATGCTGTCGTGCTGTATGTTACAGTTGGCGACCACATTGAGGGCATTGCATTGGCACAGCATGTTCGATACATACAATTATCACACTTTGGCACAAAGCAAGCAGGTCGCCCATACTGATAAGTAATTGGCGTTGTTGCCGTTCCAGTTGTAAAATCTCTGCCGCCCATATTAATGCTTCCTTTTTGCTACATCAAGAGCAATCGCCACAGCCTGCTTGTGTGACTTGCCATGTTTCATTTCGGTTTCAATATTCTTACCGATATTCTTCTTTCCTGCTGCGAGTGGCATTAGCGACCACCCTTTCTCTTTTTGCCCGCGCTTCCTTTCTTTGCGGTCTTTTGCTTGTTTGGTGCTGCACACGGCATGATTAATCGCCTCTCATAAATACTTTGTGTCCATCTGTCGTACAAAACTTGAAACGCTTCGCCGCCTCTTGCATTGTGAGGTGTCTAAAGAGTTTGTCATTGTCTTTACATAAATCATCGAGCGTATCAATGTCGTCAATGATTCCAAATAATTCTGTCGCTATCCTTTCTGTGTCCATATTATTCGCTCCACTTATCTGCTATCATTGTGCAATACTCTATAAATTCTTTTAATGTTCTATTACTTTTTGTAGTATTACATTGATAACATACAATCCACGAATTATCTTCAGTTAATACTTCATCATTGTTTATACGATCCAGTGATGCAAAATTTGCATAACTTCCTTCTGCATTATAAACAAGTTCTTTATCACACAATTCACAATGAGTTGTGTCGTGTGCTTTCTTTGTTAACCAATCAGAAGTAAAGTTTACTTTTATTCCTATATTCTTTTTATTTGAAATTCTTGTATGCGCCCATTTATTGTATGGTCTGCATACACTACAATATTTTTCTTTCTTGGTAGCAACAATAGCACCACATATAAGACAATGATTGTTTGATCGTTCTTTCTTATAACATGATTTACAATATAAATGTGACGCTTCTTTGCCACATCTTTCACATTTATGCATGGTAAGTATTTGTTTTGAAATTATATAAAGCATATGTTTATATAGTATTTGTTTTCATCTAAATGAAAACATTTCCCCTTTGTATACACCATAATTAACAAATATGTTACGTTTGGTGTATGTAATGAGGAATACAAAATTTATACAATTGAATACATTATTATTAAACATTTGAAAATACACAATTTTTTTTACAGACAGCCGCTTAATGGTGGTATTAAAATTTTTTGATTTTTATTTTTCGCCATATATATAATAATCACAATACAATACGAAAACTATATATACTATTACTATTCCTTAGGTTATACCTAACATTGTTTATATTATTATATAATTCACTAATATAAATTATGACAACTAAATACACCAATGTATAATAATATACAAAGTGTCAGACAATTGACTGACATATGGCTGCTCCATGTCTGCTAAGTGTCTGACGCTGTAGATTGATTCTATTGGCAAAAAAAAAGTTTTTCGTATATTAGTATGTGGAAATAGTTTTACAAGAAATTAATATATTAATATTAAATAAAAATCAAATTGTGCTCTAATTTGAAAAAGAGCCTTAAATTAAAGTATTTCTACTTTTGTACAAATAGCACTACTTATTCAAAAAATAGCACTATAATATTAATTTAATATAATAATATAATATAATAATACAATTTTAATCAAATACTTCAGAATAAGTCTTAATTCTTATGCGTCCGGTTCTATATGCTCTAATTTAAAATTGGAGCACAGATTAAAGTTATTTAGTTTTTTTTATAAAAAATACCTGATTTTAAAAAAATTGAATCAGAGATAAAAAAAATATTAAAATATTACTTCAGAGATAAATATACACTTTGTTATCTCTAAAGGTTCTAAAAAAATTGAAATGAATTTAATCCCGGAGTGCCTATTTGAGTATATAAACTAAAAACTGAGTGATCACTATATGGGTATACTGTTTTATTTTTATATACTAAAATAAGGATAAATTGAACTCTATTATTAAAATAGAGTCTAAATTAACCTTATTTGATTTTTGTTCACAGTGTGATGTTAGATAATCTATCACTATTTGTCATTTAATATATAATATATATATATAATATATCTAGATACTAAGTAATAATAAAAAATATCTCTAAATTATGTCACATTGTGACAAATACCCTTAGATACTTAGTATCT